TTGGGGGACTTCGGTGGCATGGCTGGGATGCAAGATCGTGTCGCCCAGCCGAAAAGAACAGCGAAAACAGTTTCTTAGAGAAATGCCTCGGTAAAAAAAGCGGTCGAGCGAAAGTCTGCGTTTCGCGTCGGGGTTTGTAGCGATCTATCTTCAGACGCCGATACGGTAACTACCAGCTACGCTGTTCTACTCTTGATTGCGTTTCTGCAATCCCTTGGGCATGTTTGATGCGCCGCACTTGCGGTTGCGATTCGTAAGCTGGAGGCTGCTGAGTTTGCGGGAAAAGAGACGGTACTTCAGCAGAATAGATGAGGGTGGTAGCGCCCCCGCTGCCACTGCCGGTTGATCTATGGGCCATCAGCGTCTCGGGAAGCTTCCAGCCTATAGACTGTTACCAGAGATCATCAGGTACCTCATAGATGGTGGAGCGCCTACCGCGGATCTTGTGGACGAGGTCACCCAGGTTGGCCAGGACGCGCTTAAGCTGGCGCTAAGGGATCCCGTCTTCATCGAAGCCCTTTGGCTTCTTGTCCGACTTCCGCAAGCAGCTAGCTCGCGAGTTTTTCCGGACGCCCTTAAAGCGCTAGGCCTTTACGGGCCTGCACCTACTTCATTGGCTGAGTTACTAGTTATGTTTGATGCCGCTCTCGAACGGGTGCAGCGTAATACTTCCGTCGGTGCGACTGATCTGGGTGAGATGGCGCGGCAGGCTGCATTGGGAGCCCTTGCCGAGACATTGCAACCACGGCTTCCGGCGTTGTGGCAACCTACGCCCGAAGATTTGCGGCATTCTCTATCAGCCCTAAAGAATGCGGATTTATTCTCTGATTTGGCGCAGCGCTTCCATTCCAGATTTGTGGATCGAGTCATCCATTATTATCTTGACCGAAACCTCCATCGGATGATCACACCCGACAGAGTGACAAAGTCACTGAACGACATCGCGACGTTCAATAGTGCGATTCGGCGTCATTGCGATGAGGCGTCTCTGATTATGCGTGCCTTCGCGCGAGACTGGCTCGGAAAGAATTTTTATAAGGAAGGCAAGGAGCTTTCACGTGATGATGTGTGGCGCTTTGCCAGTCACTCCATCGAAAAGATCCGCATTGAGCTTGCACAGAGGAAGGGTGCGTCGTGAAGCAGTTCAATATCGAGTGCGGCGTGGCAACACCCTCCCACGCTGACGCCATCGCCATGAACGTCCACGGGCCCGGCAAGAACGTCAATCTGCGCGTCGACTACATCACGCGCACGATGGTCGGGAATGTGCCAGATCTGCTCATCGATCTTCTGGAAATTGCGGCCTACATTTATTGCGCCGATCAACGCCTCAAGCGAGGTTCTCCGCAGCTGACCAACTTCGGTGAGAGTTGGCGCCGCAGCCTGCGCTTTTCGATTCCGGTGCGGCTTCCCGAGGTGTGGCAGCAGGACCTCATTCAGAGCCTGTTGGCTGATACTCTGGGATTCCTGTCCGATGACAGCTACTCGTTTGAATTCCGAAAGGCCATCGATCCATTTCAGCCTCGGGACGTCTACTTCCACGACCTGATCGACGCATCGCAGGACTGCGACGAGGTCTCCATGTTTTCGGGCGGCGTCGACTCGTTTGCAGGAGCCCTGCAGGACGTGGTGCTGGATAGGCGCTCGGTTTGCCTCGTGGGCCACTCATCATCCACCAAGGTTCAAAGTATCCAGCAGACCCTGGTCGACGCTCTCAAGGAGAGGGGCCATGAGCGGCGTGTTTCGTACATTCCCGTTTGGGTAACGAACGAAAACGTCAGTGCGGACGAGTACACCCAGCGCACGCGCTCATTCCTGTTCGCGTGCCTTGGCCTTGTGATCGCACGAATGTCCGGCAAAGACCGCTTCACCTTTTACGAGAACGGGGTCGTCAGTATCAACCCGCCAGTCGCTGGCGATGTTGTCGGAGGGAGGGCGACACGCACAACCCACCCGAGGGTTTTCCGCGGATTGGAAGAGCTGTTCTCCACGCTCCTGGAGCGCCCGATTTCCATCCGAAATCCGCTCCAGTGGCTGACCAAGCGAGAAGTCACACTAAAGGTGAAAGATGCTGGCATGGCGGACCTGCTGGCCCTGACAAACAGTTGCACGCGGCCACGCAGCTGGACCACGAAGCAGAAACATTGCGGCGCGTGCTCCCAGTGCATCGATCGTCGATTTGGTGTCATGGCGGCTGACATGGCTTCGTTCGAGCCCGCCGAGAACTACAAGATCGATTTGCTGACAGCTGATCGAAGCGCAAAAGACGACCTGCGCATGGCGGTCAGTTACGTGACGTTCTTCAAGAGGGTGGGCTCAACCCCGAAGGAACGGTTCCTGGTGGACTTCCCGGAAGTCGTCTCGGCCCTCGACAGCTTCAACGACCTGACAGCCGCCGAGGCTGGTGACTGCCTCTACGATCTCTTCCAGCGACAGGCAAAAGCCGTGGAATCGGTGATCACGGCCGGGCTCCAGAAGCACTCACGGGAGCTCTTCAGAAACGAATTGCCAGCGGCGTCACTCCTGGCTGTCTGCTTTAGTCGCGGCAGCATCGAAACTGCACCTCCATCGGACTACGACAACCAGGCGAAGGCCTTCATTGATCGGCTGTCGGTTCCGGTCCTCGAGTTTGCCATTGATAAGGATGGCAAGGTCGTCGTGTTCCGCGACGGCACAACGCTGAGCGGCGCGAACTTTCGAATCGCCGAGGAGCTCTTGGCCAATTTCCGCGACGCCAAAGCAGCAGGACAGGCCGTCCCATTCCTCACGCCAGCTGACCTGGCCCACCGGCTTGGCAATACCGAGCAATCGATGAGGCAACAGCTCACCCGCCTGCGCACCGCCATCGAGCCTCTCTCCGTTTCGCTCGGCGTCGTGCTGGATCAGAACAGCTTCATCGAAAACAAGGAGCGTGCCGGGTATCGGCTTAACCCGAATCTGCGGGAGCTCTCGCTGGCAGACATAAGGCAGCCGTCCGCTCCGTAGCGCCCTTCGTCGCAACCCGTCACAACCCAGTAGACCGAATGTCACACCCACCGGCGGTTGGTGGCGGTTTTCCGCCAATCCCGCCCTGCCAGAGCTATAGTTGACAGAAACCGGGCAACCGCCTGCTCCGAAGCGCCCTTCGTCGCCCCCCTGTCACAACCCATCGGGCCGAATGTCACAACCATCGGCTTTTGGTGGCGGATTTCCGCAGATCTCGCGTTGCCTGATGTCACAAGAAATATCCAGGCTGCGAATATCAATTCACCCACAAATGCTTGAAATTCCTCGCATATAGGGACCACCACAGAGCGCCTGTGTCGGTCTCCACGGAGGACGACGGAGCGATCTATGGGCATTCAGCATTTGACACAAAAGGCTCTGGCCCGTCGCTGGTGCCTCAGCGCTCGCACCTTGGAACGCTGGCGCTGGCTCGGTCAGGGGCCTGTCTTCCTTAAACTTGGCGGCCGCGTTGCCTATCGCCTCGAGGATATTGAGGCCTTCGAGGCTGCGCAGACCCGCGACACAGCCAACACGTCGCAGCAATCTCGCACCGATACCCGGGTTGGGGTGATCGACAAATGAGTGCGCTGGCCCGCTACGATCAGGCCCGCACCGCGCTGGCCGAATGCGCGCGCATCGATGAGGCCTCCGAGATCCGGGACAAGGCCGCGGCACTTGCTGCCTATGCGCGCCAGCGTGATGACCGCGACCTCGAGGTCTGGGTGCGCGAGATCCATCTGCGGGCTTGCGTCCGCATCGGCGTGCTGAGCCGCGATCTAGATCAGGCACAGACCATCCGCCAAGCCGATGGCGTCACAGTCCGACTTCCCCCCGGTGGGAAGTCGAAAGCCGAGGCCCTGGCTCATGCCGGCATTTCGACTAGCACCGCGCAGCGCTATGAGGAACTTACTGGTGGCCGCGAGGAGCAGGCTCAGGCCGCAGGGCAAGCCGCGATGGAAGCCTACTTTACGCGCTCTCGTGCCGAAGGCGAGCCCCCCACAATGCCCGGTCTGCGTGGCGCCGTGCGGGATGCGGTCCAGGCAACGCTTGGATCTCCCCCACCGCGTCGCAAGCGATCAGACGCAACCAGCGCTCAAGCCAAGGTCGCGCCGATTGGCGCGGATTGGGCTGACTGGACGGCAGCCATTCAAACCATCGCAACGCTGAACATCGATTTCGGCTCGCTCGCTAATCGCACGCCACGTGCCCTTCTCACTGACCTGCGGAACGAAGCCCATGAGGCAGCGCAGCGTCTGCCGCTTTGGATCAACGCCCTGGAGACCCAAAATGACAACGAAATCGCGTGATCGCATGCGCCATTTGATTCGACATGCGCGGCTGAGCATTCAACATCGCGGCAGTGTGCCGGCCATCGTCACGGAGATCGCGCGCAACGCAAGCGCCGTGATCCGTGAGGACGATGAGCTTTTCACAATTGTCCTGACCACCGCGCTCAACAAGCTCGTTCGCGATGAACTGAAGCGCTTTGGCGAGAACGCTACCAATGGCGAGGGACTTCGCGCAGGCCAGTTGGAAATGTTCCCGCGCGATGCGCGCACCACGGTCGAGCAGATCGGGCGCAGCGAAGTTTTTGTACCCAGCCGCAATGGGTTCGTTCCATTGCATCCAGGCGAATTAAGCTCGCAGGAGATGGATGAGGCCGGCGAGTATTTGATTCATCACGGTAGCGATTGCATCCGGCGCGGGGGCCTTTTGCGGCGCCTCAGCCGCATCATGCAAGCAAACAAGCAAGCCGCGTGAGGTGCGTCGTGGGTAAAGCCTCTCGCGACAAGGGCCTCCGGCGCGAACGCGCGCTGGTGGAGATCCACAAGCAAAGCGGCATCGCCGCCGAGCGTGTCCCGCTATCGGGTGCCACGCGCTATCGCGGCAATGGCGCCGACATCGACATCTATGCGCGCGGCGCGTCCGAACCGCCGCTGATCGCCGAGGTCAAGGCGCGCGGCGATGGCGAAGGGTTCAAGACGCTGGAGCGCTGGCTCGGCACACACGACGCGCTGTTTCTCTGGCGCGACCGTGCCGCACCGCTGGTGGTCGTGCCGCTGCATGTCTGGCTGGAACTGATTGGTCGCGGCCTGCCGCCACCGCAGGTGAAGTCATGACGCGCCGTTCCATGCGTCGGCTCCGTCGCCTCGGCCACTTGCTGCGCAACCTATCCATCGGCGCTGTCTTTGCCGGCGGTTTCATCGCGCTCTGCTGGATCGCGGAACTGCTGGTGCTGTCGTGACGCCCATTCCCATGAAAATAGCGACGCCCGTCCGGCCGTCGCCATGCAAGCCAGAGCCGGACATCACCCATTCCAACGAGACACACATGAGCAATCGCACCCAACTGGCGCTGCTGCTGGAAGAGGCCGGCGCGCTGCCCGCCTCCTACGCCCTCGAAGCGAAGGAGACCGCGTAATGGCAATCTCTCTCGCATCCCTCCGCCGTGGTGGGGACACGCGTCCGCCTCGGCTGTTGATCTATGGCGTTGCTGGCGTCGGCAAAACGAAGCTTGCCGCAGATGCGCCGAACCCGATCTTTCTGCAAACCGAGGACGGCCTCGGGCGGATTGATGCCGCAACCTTCGGGCTACTGCGCAACTTTGATGCCGTCATGGAAGCGCTCGGTAGCCTCTATTCCGAAGCACATGAATTCCAGACACTTGTGATTGATAGCCTTGACTGGCTGGAACCGCTGATCTGGCAGCACACAGCGCAGCAGCACAATCAGCGTGACATTGAAGCCTTCGGCTATGGCAAGGGCTATCAGGCCGCGCTGGATACCTGGCGGACCTTTCTGGATGCGGTGAATACACTCCGCGATGAATGCGGCATGGGCGTTCTGCTGATCGCCCATGCGGAAATCCGCCGCTTTGATAGCCCGGAAACCGAGCCCTACGATCGCTACCAGCCGAAACTGCATCGCAGCGCCTCGGCGCTGGTGCAGGAGCATGTCGATGGCGTGCTGTTCGCGAATTATCGCGTCAGCACGCTGAAGTCTGACGTCGGCTTCAACAAGAAGGTCGTGCGCGGCGTGAGCGGTGGTGATCGCCTGCTGCACACAATCGAACGCCCAGCTTTCCTGGCCAAGAACCGCTTTGGCCTTGAAGAAACCTTGCCGCTCGCCTGGGCCGATCTGGCCGCCGGCATTCCTTTCTACGCGGCAGCGCCCAACGCCCCCGTCACCCCCACCCAAGACACAGGGAACTGATCCCATGGCATCCCTCAATGGTACTTTTGATGCGACGGAAATCGCCCCCGCCGTCCCGCTCGAAGTGCTGCCGCCCGGCAAATACCTCGCGCATCTGATCGAAAGTGAAATGGCGTCGACCAAGGCGGGTGACGGGCAATTACTCAGGCTGGTCTTTGAGATCCTGGAGGGCGCCCACGCCCGCCGGCGGATCTTCGACCAGCTGAACCTGGTGAACCGCAACCAGCAGACGGTGGAGATCGCGCAGCGCCACCTCTCTGCCATTTGCCACGCGGTCGGCCAGATGCATGTGACGGACAGCGAGCAGCTTCATTTCAAGCCGCTGATCGTGACCGTCAAGACTGAAGCAGCCGGGACCGACAAGAACGGCGTCAAGCACGATGCCCGGAACAAGGTCGCTGGCTATTCCCCCGCCAATGCCGGCGGCACCAATGCGGCGCGCGCGGCAGCACCCGTGCAGCCGGCTGCCGCAGCAGCTTCGCCACCCGCGTCCCGCCCGGGTACCGGCAGCACGCCCCCCTGGCGGCGCGCCTGAGCGCGGGGGCTGCCATGGTTTGCTTGCCAATCCCACCAACGCCCACCGTATCGGCCATCTACACCGCTTATGAGGCGGCGGCCGATCACGGCTTTCGGGAACATCTGGGCGCGTCACTGATCGGCACCGAATGCGAACGCGCCATCTGGTACGGCTTTCGTTGGACCACGCGCGCGAAGCATACGGGCCGCCTGCTGCGGCTGTTTGATACTGGCAATCTGGCGGAGTCACGCTTTGTGGCTGATCTCCGTCGCATTGGCGTCACGGTGCTGGATCTTGATCCGGCCACCGGGCGCCAATGGCAGCTACGCGATACGGGCGGGCATTTCGGCGGCAGCATGGATGCGGTGGCGATCGGGCTGCCCGAAGCGCCCCGCACCTGGCATGTCTGCGAATTCAAGACCCATAGCGAGAAGTCTTTCCTTTCGCTCAAGCGTTACGGCGTCGCCAAAGCCAAGCCGCAGCATTGGGCGCAGATGCAGACATACATGCACTTGGCGGGGCTGGAGCGCGCCTTTTACCTCGCGGTCAACAAGAACACCGACGAGCTCTATCAGGAGCGCATCCGCTACGATGCCGAGGCCGCGCTGCGCATCATGGCCAAGGCCAAGCGTGTCATCGCCGCAAACCGACCGCCCGCGCGCATCAGTGATGATCCAGCATGGTGGCAATGCCGCTTTTGCGAGCATCACGCCACCTGTCACGAGGGCGCGATGCCCGAGCGGCATTGCCGTTCCTGCCTGCATGCCTCGCCGATTGCCGATGGCACCTGGCATTGCGCGCGGCATAACCATCAGCTTGGCCGGCGCGACCAGGAAGCCGGCTGCGTCGCGCATCTCTTTATCCCGGACTTCATCGCCGGCGAGCAGGAGGATGCGGGCGAGGATTGGGTCAGCTACCGGCTGCGCGATGGTGCCGAATGGCGTGACGGGGTGGCAGCATGACGCTCTCGCTCCGCCCCTATCAACGCGCTGCCATTGAAGCGCTCTACGATTATTTCTCCGGCAGTGCTGGCAATCCGCTGGTCGTACTTCCGACAGGTACCGGTAAAAGCCTCTGCATCGCAGGTTTCACGCAGGAGGCTATCGCCGCCTATGGCGACACCCGCGTGCTGATCCTCACCCATGTGAAGGAGCTGATCCAGCAAAACTTCATGGCGCTGCTGCGCGCCTGGCCCGATGCGCCAGCCGGTATCTATTCGGCCGGGCTGTCACGGCGCGACATTCACGCGCAGATCCTCTTTGCCGGCATTCAATCCATCCACCGCCACGCATACAAGGTGCAGCGTTGCGATCTGGTGCTGATCGATGAAGCCCATCTGCTCGGGCGCAATGACAGCGGCATGTATCGCCGCTTTCTGACGCAGCTCAAGGAGATCAATGCTGGCCTCACCAAGGTCGTCGGTTTCACCGCCACACCTTACCGGCTGGATAGCGGCCTGTTGCATGAGGGCGAGGATCGGCTGTTCACCGATATCGCCTATGAGGTGCCGGTGCTGGAGATGATCCAGCAAGGCTATCTCTGCCCGGTAGTCCCCAAGCAGACCAATACGCAGCTTGATGTCGGTGGTGTTGGCATACGGGGCGGGGAATTCATCGCCAAGGACCTTGAGGCCGCAGTGGATCGCGATGAGGTCACACGCGCCGCCGTGGCCGAGATTGTCGAGCATGGCGCGGATCGCGGATCCTGGCTGGTATTCTGCTCCGGCGTTGCCCATGCGCGCCATGTGCGTGACGCTGTCCGCGAGCACGGCATCAGCGCCGAGACCGTCACGGGCGATACGCCCGGGCCCGAGCGCGATGGCATTCTGACCGCGTTCAAGGCCGGAAGGCTCCGCTGCGTCACCAACGCCAATGTGCTCACCACCGGCTTTGACGCGCCGGGCACCGATCTGATCGCGCTGCTGCGCCCGACAAAGAGCGTCGGGCTCTATGTCCAGATGGTTGGTCGCGGCACACGCCTTGCCGAGGGCAAGGATGACTGCCTGGTGCTGGACTTCGCCGGCAATACAGCCCGGCATGGCCCGATCGACACGGTTGATGGCCGCAAAAAGGAATCCGCAGAGGACGGCAAGGCGCCGATCAAAACCTGCCCAGAATGCAAAACCATCAACCACGCGAGCGCGCGGCACTGCATTGAGTGCGACTATGAATTCCCGCCACCGGTGGTGAAGGTGGCGCCGAAGGCAGCGTCAGACGCGCTGCTGTCGACGCAGATCCAGGCAGCCTGGTGCGAAGTCACTGATATTTCCTATGCGCGGCATGAAAAGCCCGGCAAGCCGGCATCGCTCCGCGTCACCTATGAATGCGGCCTTATCCAGCACAGCGAATGGGTCTGCTTCGAGCACACAGGATTTCCCCGCGACAAGGCGCTGTCCTGGTGGCGGCGTCGCGCGGGCAATCTACCGCCACCCATGACGGTGGATGAGGCGCTGGCCCAGCAGCATCATCTGCGCCGCCCCATCGCAATCCAAGTCCGGCCCACCGGGCAATACACCGAAATCACCGCCGTGAGGTTCATGTGAAATGCGCTGCCTGTCGTCTGCGCACTGCGCGCTGCTTTGGCTGGTTCGATCCGCGGCGCAAGACCGGCGCTCCGCGCTTTGTCTGCTCCATGCGCTGCATGCATGCCATGCGTCGGAGGTGGGGCGTGATTGATCCCGATGAACACGAAATCGCTGCCATCCAGGCCGCCAGCCCCATGGCTGGCGAATATCTGGAAAGCATCGGCAAGACTGATCTCGCGGTGCTGAGCGATGCAGAATGGCTGACGCTGCTGGAGGTGATCGTCACCGCCTATCAGGACGCGTTGGCGCAACGCCTCGATAGCGGCAGCCACCCCGCACCGCCTTTGCCAGGGAGGGCCGCATGAAGGATTTCATGGCACAATTCGGCGCGCGGCTTGTGGATAATGGCTATCCCGTCATTCCCATCATGCCTGGCGCCAAGGTGCCAGGTCATTTCCGCAAGGGCGCCTGGGCCGCCTATCCCGATTGGACGCGGCATTGCGATCGGGCGACCAAAAGCTTCGAGATCGACATCTGGCGCCGCTGGCCTGATTGCGCGGTGGGCATCGCCTGCGGTGCGGTGGTCGGCATCGACATTGATGTGCCTGATGCCTCGGTCGCTGTCGCGCTCACGGATCTGGCGAAGCGCATGCTGGGCGAGACGCCATGTCTGCGCATTGGCCAGGCGCCCAAGCGCCTGCTGGTCTATCGCGCTGCAGAAGCCTTTCGAGGGCGCAAGCGTCATCCGCTGGAAGTGCTGGCACGCGGGCAGCAATTCGTCGCCTATGCCATCCATCCCGTCACCGGGCAGCCCTATGCCTGGCCGGAGGAGGGCCTGACGGACACGCCGCTTGCCGACCTACCCGAGATAACCGAAGCGGCCTGTGACGCGTTCCTGGATGCCGCATGGGAGATGCTGCCGGCGGCGCTGCGCAAGACAACGCTGAACATGGATAGCCCGAGCGACACCTGGCGCGGGCGATCCGATCCGCGCGGCACCCCAGAAGCCGTCGCTGCCGCGCTGGCCTATCTGCCGAATGATGATCTGCCTGGGAATGAATGGATCACCATCGGCGCCGCCATCAAAGCCGCGATTGGCGAGGAGGGCCGCGATCTTTGGATTGATTGGTCACGCACGGCAAACAAATCCGGCCAATCGGGCCGCAGCGATACGCCAGAACGGCGCTGGGCCACGCTCAAGCCGCATAGCGCAGGTGCGGGCAAGATCTACTGGCTGGCGGAAAAGCGCGGTTGGAATCCGCCGCCAGAGATCATCCTGAATGGGAATGTGGCAGAGCAGATGGCGAAGCCGCATCCGGCGGCGGAGCTGTTGGCAAAGGTAGGCACTACGCCTGCCCCGAGCGCACCACCACCCGCGCCTTATCGTGTTCCGCCAGAACTGCTGCAGGTTGACGGCGCCTTGCGGCTTTTTCTCGACTACGCGAACGCGACAGCCATAAGCCCGCAACCCTTCCTCGCGCTTGGCGCAGGTATCTGCATGATCGGCGCCCTCGCTGGCAGGCGATACCGCACACCCACCGATTTGCGCAGCAACGTCTATGCGGTCGGCATTGCTGACAGTGGCGGCGGTAAGGATCACGCGCGACGTTGCGTCAAACGCGCGATCTTCGCGGCAAAGCTAGACCGCTACCTTGGCGGTGAAGAACTCGCCTCATCAGCCGGGCTGCTCACATCCTTGCAGCGCCATCCCGTGCGGCTGTTCCAGGTGGACGAATTCGGCCAGTTCCTGAAGGCAGTCCTCAGCCCGCGTGCGCCGGCACACAAAGCCGCCATCTGGGCTGAATTGACCAAGCTCTATACCTCGGCCGCGGAGCCATACATCGGCACAGAATACGCGGACCAGAAAACCAAGCCGCGTGTCACCATTGAACAGCCCTGCGCCTGTCTCTGGGGCGTCACCGTGCCGGGACCATTCTGGGCGGCGCTGGAAGGTGGCGCGCTCGCAGATGGCTCTATCGCCCGCTTTTTGGTCTTCCTAACAGACGAGGATTATCCGGAACGCAATGAGACGCCGGCGCCCATGGATCCGCCAGCCGATCTCGTCGCCGCCATCCAGGCAATTGCCCTCGGCGTGCCTGGACACAGCCATGGGGGAAATCTCTCCGACCTCATGGAAGCCACGGCACCAATGCACGCCTATACCGTGCCCCTAAGCCCGGAGGCTGAGGCTGCCATGGCGGTGGTGCGGCGGGAAGCGACCGACAAGCTACGGTCGCACCGCGGAACCTACGCAACCGCGCTAGTCGGCCGTCACGCCGAAAACGCCGCGAAGCTCGCCATGATCGCCGCCGTGAGCCGTGATCCGGCGCAGCCAGTGACCGAGGCGAAGGACGTCGTATGGGCATCCCGTCTGGTCGAGCACTGCATCAGCACCATGCTGCGGGAAGCTGAGCGCAGGGTCTCGAACAACGATACGGAAGCCAAGCACAAGCGGTTGCTGCAGATCATCCGTGACGGCGGGCGGCAATCCCGCAGTGAGATTACCCGGCAATCTCAATTTCTTTCACGGCGCGAGCGCGAGGAGATCCTGTGCTCCCTCCAGGAGGCAGGCT